AAACGAAACCAAGTTTCTTTTTAAAGAAAGATTACCACACGCCTAGTCGTAGTAGAGCAATATATTATAAAGGAAAAAGGATAGAACTAGATGCAAGAGACGTTGGAGGTGAACATGAATAAATTAGTCAGTTACGACATATCCCCACCACCCACTGCCATAATCAAAGGCATAGTTATAGTTATTTGATCATTGCTTATAAGATACTGCATAGAATTACCATATTGTGAAACATCCAAAGTACTGGAGTCGTCGCCTGTCACTCCACATAAGTGAGCTTCTGCATATGCATGAAGTGTAGTCCAGTCTGATACTTCGCCTTTAGTCATGCCATTACCAGAACCAGCATTATTTTGGTAATATTTGCCATCACTGGCTTTAGGATTATATCCTAAAAATGTTACACTTACATTTCTGTCGTTATCATCATCAACATAGAGGTCGTTTAACAATTCGACTTTCATTACAACTCTAGCAGATCCGTTAGCAGCAGTGTCTGGTAATCCTGATACATCAAAAGTTGCTATTGTAGCATTAGCCTCATCTTCACCGACGACTTCATATTCTTCATCGACTACGTTTCCATTGATTGTTATTTTTACTTTGGCATTCTCATCACCTAACTTATCCTGATACATCTGAATACCAATTCTATAATCGGCCATAGAGGACCTCCTTTTGAAACAATTTTATATACTTTTATTTATCATTGTAAATTGTTAGAATCTCACTTACAGCAGGGTGTCTTTCAATATCGTTATGTGTAAATTTAACCATTCTGATAAATTTGCTAGTACCAAACTTTTCGTAAAGTTTACCAAAGTCTATCAATCCGTTCTCTGATTCTCGTCTATCTGTTTGTTGAATGTCACCAGTAACAACCATACGACTATCGTCTCCGATACGAGTAAGTAACATCTTCATTTGATTTGGTGTTGCATTCTGCATCTCATCTGCGATGATGTAACAGTTTTTAAAAGTTCTTCCACGCATGAATGCAAGAGGAGAGATTTCAATAATACCGTCTTCTATCATTTTCGCAGTTTCTTGTGGACTATAATACTCTTGTATTACGTCAAATATAGGTCTAGTCCAGGGCGCCATTTTTGCATTTAGGTCACCTGGCAAAAACCCGTGCTTTTCATCATCGACACCAACTGCTGGTCTTGTGACTACTATGCGTTCTATAGTTTTTGCTTTTAGTTCTTTGATTGCAGAGACTACTGCTAACATGGTTTTACCTGTACCTGCAGGCCCAACGCCAAATACAATCGTATTGCTTGGATTTAATAATTGTTCGATATATGTTTCTTGATTTAGGTTTCTTGGAATTAATACCACAGATTTTTTGCGTGTGATATAGTTATCCATATTAACAACATTATTGTCGTTACTTGAGTTGTTTTGATGTTTTTGTTTTTTATTAAATCGTTGTCGACTCATTTAAAGTCCTCCCTATTAAATAGTTTTAATGAAGTAGGACATAAGCCTGGATGTAATCAATTGGGGCATCTGCCCTCCTTTCACATAGGTATTTACTTTTGATAATTGATGGTTATATACTGTTATATGGAATATGAGTCTATATCCTATGATATTTTTATTGCATTTATTACATAACTATGTTAACATAAGTGCATAATAGGAGTTAAAGATGAATCTAAAGATACTAAATGAAGTAGAATACATGTTGCAGACTAGTCCTCAGGCATTGAGAAATCCTGCAAAACTAAAGCAGTTAATCAACGGAATATTCTCTGTTGAATTAGATGATGTAAGTTTTAGTACAGTTGCCGAACTTACAGATAAAATAGATACCGCAGTACTACATAAGTATTTTGGTGAAGTATGGCAACCAGAGACTAAAAAGTTTAAGTATAGCGGACTTAAAGTTATTGAAGAAGTTAACGCACTTAAACCTAGAAACGTACTAGACATAGGGTGTGGGTATAATGAATTCAAAGGTAAGATACCTAACTTAATTGGAATTGATCCTTATAATACCAATGCTGACTATGAAGTTGGCATAATAGACTACAACACTGATATTAAGTTTGATGTTATAATTGCACTAGGCAGTATTAACTTTGGATCAACAGATAAAGTGTTTGCTGAACTGGAAAAAGCAGTAAGTTTGTGTGCTCCAGGTGCAGTAATGTTCTTTAGAGTTAACCCTGGGCATCAGCATGATAAACCAGAAGCAAAATGGATAACTTTCTATCCATGGAACAGTAACTTTATTATGAATTGTGCAGACTACTTTAATGTAGATGTACTTGATTTACGAAATGATTCAAATAATAGAATGTACTTTGTTTGGCGAACTAAATAACAATATACAAATGCAACAGTAACGCAGTCTGCGGACAAGTTCACTGTTGTTTAATTTCCCGAAAGAAAATTAATGACAATACCTAACAGAATCTTTCTGACAGGTGTGCCAGGAAGTCGTTGGAGTGGAATTGCTCAAGAAATTGAACAAGATCCTAGATTCAACACGACTGACAGGACTCCTGACAGAGAATACACACACGGCGAGTTTAGTGGACACGTAGGAGCATACTTTGGAACAGGTATGGAATTTCCTGCTATACTAGATACAAAAAATTTGGATAGACCTTATACAGGCAACAGTACAAAACTACATAAAAGTCATGAGTGGGCTAGAGTCCTAGACGATATTGTTGAGCAGTATCCACACTCAGGAATCGTACTAATATATAGGAATGACGAAGCAAGTTTAGATTGGTGGTTACAAGCAGGTGGGTTTAATATAACATATCCTGACTACAAATATTATGATGACAAGTTTAGAATGAGAATTGAGATAGGCGAACAGAATATAGGTATTCTAAGATTTGCACAAAAGCATAAGTTAACTTGGAGACAACATAATAAACATTCTGATGTGTTTATTGCAACATATAATATACAAGACGGAGAACTTCGGCTATGATCGAAATGATCGCAGCCTTATTAGGTGGTGTACTTTATGGACTAATAATAGGTATTATACCTGCCGCAGGAGCAACCACAGGTTTAATTGCACTGTTTGGTTTTATCAGTTACTTTGTACACGAACCTTACTTAGGTGTTATATTCCTAATGGCAGTTGTTGCAGCCTCAACCACAGGTGACTCGTTTACTGCAATACTATTGGGCATACCCGGTGCTAACAGTGCCGCGGCTACAATGGTAGATGGTTTTCCACTAGCACAACAAGGTAGGGCAGGTTATGCAATCAGTGCAGCCGTTACTACTTCAACAGTGAATGGATTGATTTGGGGTTGTTTGGTATTTTTACTACTGCCTTGGTATACTAACTTGATAATGATATTAGGTATTCCTGAACTGTGGGCATTCACTGTACTAGCACTTGCTACAGTAGGATTTTTAAGTAACAAATATTGGTTCCGCACAATACTTGCTATTGCTTTTGGAATATTCATAGGGTTAGTAGGAGTTAACCCAGAGAACAATGAACCTCGATTTACACTAGGTTGGTTTTACTTAGAAGACGGTGTACAAATTATGGCAGTTGCCGCAGGGTTGTTTGCTATTCCAGAACTAGTAAAAGGATTGTTTACAAAGACAAGCACTGCCAATGGAGAAATACGCAAAGGCGAATTAGTGGCTGGCATGAAAGCAGTTTGGGAGAATCGCTGGTTGGCACTTAGAGGTGGATTCATTGGTGCGTTTATAGGATTATTACCAGGACTAGGTGGACAAATGGCAGACTGGTTGGCTTATGGTTCAGCAGTTGCAGCCAATCCAAAAGAAAAGTTTGGTAACGGAAATATCAAAGGAGTTATTGGACCCGAAGGTGCTAACAATTCGCAGAAAGCAACTTCAATGATTACAACAGTGATATTTGGCATACCAGGTGCAAAGTTTGCAGCCATATTGATGAGTTTGTTTATGTATCTAAACATTGAATTAGGTACACCGGATATTGCTGAAGACAAAGAATTATTTACAAGTATGACATTTGGGTTTTTAGGTGCAACAGTTATTGTTGCACTTATTTGCATGTTTCTAATCAAACCTATTTGCAAGATAGCAAGTGTTCCATACAAGTATTACTTTCCAGTACTGCTGGCATTGATTATTTTTACATCAATGCAATACACAGGCGGATGGGAAGATCTCGCAATGTTGGCAATATTTTCCTGCTTGGGATTCTTTTGCAAACATTTTATGTTTAGTCGACCTGCACTGCTAATTGGATATATTTTAGCAGACAAGGTTGAAGGCTTTACACTACAACTCCTAGGGATATACACCTGGGAGACACTAATTACAAGACCGATATTCATGGTACTAATTGTTTGTATCATTGGTATCTTAATATTCAGTATAACAAGAAAAGGAAAAATAGATTATGCTTAAAATACTTACTACACTAGCAGTACTGCTAGGATTTACTACATCAGCAGTTGCTGATTACACCTTTGTTGTTCCACAAAAGCCAGGTGGTGGAACAAGTGTGTGGGCACAGATTGTTGCCACAGAAATGGAAAAATACTTGGATGAAAAGATTATTATCAAACACATTCAAGGTGCTAGAGACATTCCAGGATTTAACAAATGGCACAACGACATGAGAGACGACGACAAAGTTGTTATGGTATCACATGGTGGTAACGGTGTTAGTTTCTTAAATGAAAAAGTAGACTACGACTACAACGAATACGACAGTGTTGGACTTATGAACCTAAACATTATTGTGGCAGCTCGTAAAGACCATAATCCATATGGCGGAAAGACTTCATTTGCCGCTGGTAGTGGACAGATTCCAGAAGGTATTGCAATGACACTATTAAAATGTGGCCCTGGACTTACAACAGAACAATATATCGATTGTTTTAAAAATAACGTCAATTGGATTAAAGGCATGAAAGGCGGACAAAGACGTCTAGCATTTAAACGTGGCGAACTAGATGGAACAAGAGAAAATCCAGCCGCATTTAAAAAGCATGTACAACCCGTCATAGACAAGGGACTAGCAGGGTTATGGTTTCATCATGGCATACTACAACCAGATGGTTCACATGCAGATGATCCAAACTATCCAGGTATACAAATGGAAGACTTATTCTATGCCGCAAATAGAACAAAGCCTGAAAGTGATTTATATGCTGCCTACAAACTTGTAAAAAGTTTCCGTGATGGTATGCAGAAAGCATTATGGGTAGCAAAAGGCAATCCTAATAAAGCAAAACTAATTGCTGCATTAGAAAAAGTTGCAACAACTCCTGAATCAATTAAAGCAGTTCAGAAGAAAGTTGGACAATACGATTGGTTAATTGGTAAAGATGGTGACGCTCATAGAGATACACTTATGAAACTAATAACACCAAAAGCATTAAGCACACTTGTTAAGTTTAACAACGAAGCATTTGGAATTAAGGCTGTTTATAAAGATACACTAGTTGCCCAAAAGTAACTTAGTAACTTATGTTAAATATGCGAGTGCAGTAACCATACTAATTGCTATGGTTCTGCATGTCGCAGGCATAACTCCTTGGAATAGCATACTGCAAATGGTAGGTGCTAGTGGTTGGATTTATGTAGGATATAAATGGAATGAGAAAGCAATTATACTAAACTTCTTACCACAGTTTGCTATTATTATTCCTATGCTAATTTGGATGTACCTATTATGACAGTATTAATTTCAGGTGGCGATAGTTTTACTTATGGTAGCGAATTGTCTAGTCAAGAACATGCATGGAGTAATTTACTTGCAAAAAAACTAGGTATGAATATATGTAACACCGCAGTAGCAGGCATGGCTAATGGTGGAATTAGACGCAATGTTATGAACGCAATAAACAAGTATAAAGATTTAGATTTGTTTGTAGCAGTGATGTGGAGTTTTCCTAATCGTTATGAGTTTAGATTTGCATATGACACAGGAAATACAAATAGTCCATGGTATAGTATTAATCCTTGGATATACTTAGATGTTGATATAGGAGAACACTTTCATCAGAAAGATTCTAAAGTATTAAGACAAAACATTGCACATAGAGAAAATGCCGAAGACCGTGGTATAAATTCTTTTGCTAGAAGTTTTGTAAAAAATGTAGCAGATACTGAATATTGGGAATTATATACTAGTTGGTGTGAAATAGTTATGTTACAAAACTATCTAGTAAAGCACAATATTAGATATGTATTCATGCATGTTGATGATAGTCTATTTAATGTTAATTCTACTATGGATCAGAGTTTAAGGACATTAAGAGAAGATATTGATATGACTAAATGGGGTGCTGATATAGGCATGTATAACTGGGCAAAGCAGACTAAGCAACCTTTTTATACGACTCATCCTAAAGAGATTGCACATGCTGAATGGATAAATACATTATATATACAAAAGGGCCCGTAATCATGGATATCAAAGATATAGTCGAAAATACTAAAAACATTTATATGAGTGAAAGTAGTTTAAAGACTCTTATGGACTTTGAAAGAGTATTAGACGAATTAGACATGTATGCTTTTAAAAACTGGAGCAAAGGTGAACTTGTAGAAGGTCCAGTCAAATCTAAACATTGGGTTGAGTGTACATTTATGTGGCCCAATAAAGCAATGCCAGATCCAGATGCGGCTAAGAGACTACTACAATACAATGTTGTCGTTGAGTATAGTAAAGATAAATTAACAACTCCAATCAAGGTTGAGAACTACAGTGACTTTGCGCCAGGCACAAAAGTTCCAAAGTTAGAAGAAAATCCTATTTGGTTAGTTAAGATTAAAATGCCAAGTGAAATCGTTAGTGATGCAGTTGAAGGGTTTATTGAACTAGAAGGACGTGATGTTGATTTAAGTGAATTAGATTCTTCGTACGAAAGCGGATTAGATAATATGACTGCCCAATCTGTTCAAGAGCCTGGAGTTGTATAATGGGATTAGTAGCAAACGACTTACAAGATAGAATTACACCTAACGTAGACTTTGATGAATTTAGTGCAAAGGTTGGCACTGATGATGATATTGTTGTTGCTAGTTTTAAAGTACTAGGACAAGATGCGGCAGTTGATTTAGAAAATTTCTTAGAAAAAGGATACGAATGGATAATAGATGCTGAAACAAGTCCAGGTGAAATCGAAGATGGGTATTACTTAGTTTTTGTAGAAGCAGAACGTAGAACAAGTTATCCAAATAATTTTATGAGTATGATAGGCGATTTAGAAAACTTAACATCAATTGATCCAACTGACTGGACAATGAAATACTATCAAGGATCTAAAAGAGATCCAAAATATATTCTAAGTGTTAATAATATAGAACAACAGATACCACTTAGTCCTCGTAAATATAGAGCAATTAAGCAAAGTAAAGACATGCTTGAAGGTATGTTAAATGTTGCGAGAGTTCCTCGCAAAAAAGGAGACATCAATGAATTTACAACAGTTACAAGAAGACCTCGCAGTTGACGAAGGCGTAGTTTACGCAGTTTATAAAGACCACTTAGGATACCCTACATTTGGTATTGGTCATTTAATTTTAGAATCAGATCCAGAATATGGACAAGAAGTAGATACACCCGTAACTGAAGAAAGAGTTACTGAAGCATTTCAATCTGACTGTGAAGTAGTATTAGGCGATTGTCAGATACTTTATGATGATTTCAATGACTTACCAGAAGAAGCACAACTTATAATTGCTAATATGATGTTTAATATGGGCAGACCAAGATTGTCCAAGTTTAAAGGTATGAAACGTGGAGTAGATGCTAGAGATTGGAATGCTGCTGCTGATGAAATGGTAGATTCAGGTTGGTATAAACAAGTTACTAATAGAGCAGACAGATTAGTACAAAGAATGCGAGCGATAGCATAATTCATTCATAAAGGATAATACTATGGGAATGAAATTAACAATGATAATGATGGCTTTGTTAGTAGCAATGGGCCTTGCATTTAGTTGGTATTACAATGACACACAACAAAGAATGAAAATT